AAAGGAAAGAAACGTCTCTGGCTTCAGTTCAGGGCTAATCCCTGAGCCGAGCCGACTATCCTTGACCCAGTAAACAAGAACAGCTTCACAAGATGCTTTAAGAGCATCTCGTGCATGGGAATTACCCTCAAGAAAACTTTCCAAAATTCCCTGCACATGGTAAAGCAAAGTTTTCTCTTCCCAGACAAAACCGCTCTTGCGCATCTTATCAATTGCTTGACGCGCCTTCAATTTGTCCATGCCACAAAAACGAGAGGGATTTGGATCTTGTGCAGAAAGGGCCATCGCAAAACCAAAAGCAGCATCCCAACTTCCAAAATCAAAACCCTTGTACACAACATGTTTTATAAGCTCGGGAGAGTATTCGTTTGTCCGACCTGGTCCAAAGTAAATGAAGGGCTTCGAAACAAAAGCACGCAATCCAGATGTGAATGGTCGTGAAACCTCAAGAAAAATGCTTTCCGTATCAATATAATCCAGAAATTCACGTCCGGTTTTTGTCATCCTCATTTTACCCAAGTACCATTGGAAATAATCACGGCCCCAAAGAGCAGCAGAACGAACACAAGTTCGAATCGTTGAAGTGTAATCCGTCTTATCTGCACCTTTGTAATACCACATCGGAATTTCTTCAATCAAACTCTTGGGCAATGGTCCAACAATCATCGACTCGGGTCCATCAAAAGGGTTCTTCACAAAATAACGACTCAGAAACACAAGATCTTCAAACTTCGAGAATTTAGAAATTTCCCCCTTGTCAGGTGCCGTTGCCTTGACACCACACGACTCTAAGATTGGTGGAATTGTGTCTCCGTTAAACCACTGAGCATTGTCAGAAACAGTTCCAATGAAATCATCACCATAAGCATGTATCACACAATTCTCCTTAAAGTGCGATCGTGTCAAAGGAGCACCTTCTGCAATTGCAAGTTTTATCCAAGAGTAAGAAAGAAGAATCCAATTTGCAATAGTATTATAGATTGTTGTCATAGTACATCCAGATGGGTTACCTTGATGGTAATGAAACAAGTCGCCATCAATCACAACAAAGTGGTTAAAACTTTCAATACCCGAACAGATCACATGCTTCTTATCTTCTTCTTTGAAGACTGAAGCAACGCATTCTGATACAGTTTGCAAGAGTTGCATTGATTCCGATGCATCAAAACCTGAATAGTCCAGAGCAAAGTGCTTCTTCCCCATCATACGGTGTTTCATTCCCATATCGTGCCATTCCGTTGACTCTGGATTGATTCCATACGCATGTGGAAGCTTAAGTCTTGCTTCCTTAAATTGCACAACAAAATCAAGAAACAGCATTCTATCTGCTATAACTTTTTCGGCAGAACCTGCAGTAAAAATACGTGTTTTTCCATCAAGAACCCTCTCTAACTCACGTCTCTCATCCTTGAGAGTGCCTCGAAAAAGACCTGGTCTTACCTCACCATTTTCCCTACAATTTACAACGTCAGCCACAGCATCCGAAAGTTCTTTCTTGGGACGCCACTCACCATCAACAAAATCGAAAAGATCAGTTTTTCCTTTCGATCCTGCAGTTTTCATCCATGACCAGG